AATATTTTTTTTATCATACAGATTATCCTCAACAGCTTCTTCTTGTTTCCCCAACGCCGAGATTGCCTCTGCTGTCTATACGCAAGGCGAACAATTGTACTGGTTTTACAACTGGCACACAAAACACAGCAGTTGGTTACAACTGGTAGCAATAACACAGCAGTTGGACAAAGCATTGGCGGATAACACAACTGGCACACATAACACCGGGGTTGGACCCGAACAATTGTACGGGTTTTCCCGAAGCCCGAAGACCCCGAACAAAAAAAATCCCCGGCAGCATAGCCACCGGGGCAGGTTCTCTAGGGAGGAAGCCCGATCATGGCCCGACCCCGAAGGCCGAGTCAAGCCCGAACCCGAAGCCCGAACCCCGAAGACCATCCCGAACCCGAACAATTCTACTGGAACCCCCAGACTCCGCCTCCTCCCCCCGCCCAAGGCGCACGAGGGGAGTTAACGAACTCTCAGTTATCCGACACTATATCTTGTGGATCATGCTCTATTGCTTCCACATCTGGTGTTACGTTACGCATACGGCCCTCTGCGAGCCGCTTAAAATCCTCCAGTTTCTGCGCGATTTCTTCTTTTGTGGACGCTGTGATGTCCTCTTTGAGAACGTGCTGCTTGTTGATAAGTAGTCCCGCAGCCTTCAAGCGCAGCTCTTCAGCCCGAATAGCTTCGCTAAATTTGCCCATCTCCCACGCTTGATCCCGCAGCTTTTTAAGATCCCGAACTGACTTGTCTACCGTCACCCCGAACCTTGCTTGCGCCTCCAGCCTCATCTCTTGCAGGCGTTCTTGCACCACTGGATTACGCAACAGCCTCACGGCTTGCACCGTTGGGTTTTTGTACTTCGCTTGTCGCGCTGCTTCTGTCTGCGTCATATCCTTGTGTAGATAGTAATCCAGAAACTGTTGTTGTTGTGGCTTCAGGCGCTTCAGGCCAGCTTCTCGCTGTTCCTTTGGCAGATCCTCTCCGACCTTTGGCATACTGCCCTCCTAGTAGCTTATATGGAACACATTGCTGTGTTCATCATCTGGATAATACATGTTGCCGTTCTTGGTGATATGCCAACCTGCATCTTGCATGCCTTTGATCAGATACCTACGCTCTAGCAACTCTTCATAGTTTTGATTGAAATTGTTCTGTGCATCTTCCCAACACACTTCGCACCACTGCTTACCAGACAGTACGATATAGCCTTTACGCTCCCCACAATAAGAACAATTACTCTGGTCCACATTTACCTCCATTTTTGCGGCGCTGACCACCATGCTACAGGGTATAGGTTTATATACCTATACCCCTATGTAATAGGGTGAAAAAACCAAACCACAAAGTTTGAACCTTTTCAATGACTTACGACCCCTATTTTACTTTGTTTTTGCTATCATTGCAAACCCAAACCAAAACCTCTTAACCCCTTGATAACAAACAACTTTATCAACTTTGGGGTACCAACTTTGGTTTTTTAAACCTGCAAACCAAAACCAGAACAAATCCAGAACTGGCATAATTTAGGTGTTCCGTGGATTAGACAGTTTGTTTATTATGCGCGGCCTGTCTTTGCCCATGATTGCTGCTCAATGAATTAACTAGGGTAGCATTCAATTTAGGGATCCACGGCGTTGTGTTCCGCCATCGGGAGGCTAGGACGAGGACAAACCTAATGCTCCTCGCCCAGAAAGGTATACCACGCCCCTTGTTCTACTCAGCGGCCTCCACTTGATCATCGCGCAGCGTTTCTGCCATGCGTTCAATTGGTGTCATGTCCAGCCCAATGTGTTCAGCGGCACCACGGTAGCGGTTAAGCCACGCTGCAAGCTGCACACCAGCCTGATGTCGCAATTCGGCCTGTGATTCCTCACTATCGGGGTCAAAAGGCTCATAGCCCCCGCCCTGACGCCTTGTTGTGACCGGAGAGATGTACGCCGGGTACTCAGTAACCTTGATGTGGCGAACTTCGCTTTCGATCACCTCAGTCTTGGCAACGATGCGTAGTCCAGATGCGAACCTTCGCGCCAGATCCAGCTTTGCTGCATGTAGCAACTCTTCGTCACGCCCATGAAAAGCATTATATGCTTCATGCTCTGGATGATCAGCGAGCCAAACTACGAACTCATCGGGAACGAACATGTTGTTCCCTGTTACATTCAGATAATCATCAATGATCCTCTGTTTAGTCTTCTTTGAAAAATAGGCCATTTTGCCCTCCTTTTTTTCACACGAACAATTTTACTGGTTGACCGCCCCGCCGGGACAGGCCTCAACTTAACCAAACGCAACTTGCGCTACCAGAACCGCCTTGACCCACCAGCCTAAACCTATCAGACCTGACCTACCAGAACCGACTAAACTTGCCAGACCAAACCGTCCTTATCGCAACTTTCCACACCTCAACCGCCTCACCAGACCTAACCGGAACTAAACATGCCGTGACCCACCGCACCAGAACCGCCTCTCCAAGCCGCACCAAACCTCGCCGCAACTTGCCGTGCCAGACCTAACCGGACCTAAACCGCCTTGCCTAAACCCATGTAGCCCTAACAGACCTGACCATACCGAAACCGCCATTCCATGACTGATCTCACCGTGACAAAACCCACCTAAACCGCCTCGCCGCGACTAGCCCTGCCGTGCCGGGCCGAACCCCGCCTTACCTAAACAGAACCGCCAAAAGCGGCCTCGCCATACCAGACCTAACCATATCTAACCGCGACCCTATACATAAAAAAACAGAGGGGCGGCAGGCGGTACTGATCAATACCACCACATTAGTCGCCGCCCCTCTTCTCTTAGGCTGCTCTACGCAGCCTTTCCTCTTGTAAGAACTGCATCAACTCAGCAGTCTTTTCATCCGCGCACTCAGGGTTTTCCATCGCAAGTTTTTGGACCTCACGACTTTCCTGTGTAATGCTGTCCCACAACTCTTGATACTCACCCATATCTTCAGAGCCAGCAACTGCAAAAGTGCCATAAGAACCACGCCCCTTTTCCTGACGGAAGTCACCAATGCCCACCATTGCGCCTGCATTGTTTAAAAGAGACATAATGGAGTGAGCGCTGAAAGTAGGCACAACGTACTTGATGTTGATCTCAGCAACCCAATCAGGCAGGAACGCACGAGTACGAACATCCGGCGTCTTGTTCATATCAGCCGATCTTACGATGTCCATCTTCAGGTAAGGCTTGCCCCAAATCTGAATGTGATCACCCGGCACAAAGATGCCACGATTAACATTTGTCTTGTTGATGCCAGCAGTCTCTAGCGCTGCCGTAGCCATGGCACTCTTTACACCCGGCGCAGGGAAGCAAAGATAAGTATCGCCATCAGACTTTGTATACACGCTCTCACGAAACTCCTGTTCAGGATTGTGTTTGATCTCTTTTTTTTCAGCGGCAGTTTTTCTGCCACCTCCAACAAGCAGATCACGCATGGCTTTTGCAGACATGCTGTTGAAGTACAGCGGCGTCTGACCAATCATACGCAAAGTAATGTTTCCACGCTTTACACTGTGGATCTCAATAGTGTCATTTGTTTTTTTCGCAACCATTGTTTTTACCTCTCTAACATTTTGGTTGATAGTCTTGTATAGTCAACATAAGAAGTCATTGCATACTTGTCAATAAAAAAAATGACTAAGTATAAATAATTTCTTTTGCGCCATACAAATCGGCGACACGTTTCGCCTCTTTATCAGCTTCTTTCTTTGAGACATTGAATGCTTTGCCGTAACTCACGCCATAGCCTTTCTTGTCAAAAGAAGCCAAATTCACATTATATGTTTTACCTGACCAATGCTTGATCACTCTGACCTCGTAATTACCCATAACGAACCTCCCCAAACACACCTAACTGAAAGATATGATCAGCGTCATTGGCATCCCAATCGCCATCATTAGCGATAACAAGTTTCAACTCATCAGGCAGACGATTGATGCCTTGATACATAACGTCAAACGTCTTCACTGTTTCTACTTCACTTTCATCATCTGGCTCCCAACCATCGGAGCCATGATAGATCTTCACCTCAAAGTTTTCTGCGAGATGTGCGCCGCTCTTCAAACTTGGCAGATCGTCCTTGAACAACATGCCTTCAGGCATGTCGTAGTTGATCTTGTCCACCCAATAGTTACTAGCGCCCTCAAGAACTGTGACCCACAAATTCTCCAGTGTCTTTGCCCACCACTCATCTGTGGGTGTGCGATAAATTGTAATGCTACGTTTCATCTTACAACTCCACTAGAGTGCCAATCTTGTGGCCTGTATCTACGTTAAAATTGTGAGCCAGCATGTCCAAAAGCCTTGAAGCTTTGTATGACTGCTCTGCCCAATCCTTGCTGTTTAAGATGTCGTGAACCTCTTCATACATGTAAGCAACGTCCACACGGCTCATCTTCCGCAACTCATTAATCTGATTATTATCCATGTCTCATACCTCCTGTTGGGCGGGGCCGTTAAGCCCCACCTATTTCTAATATCCGCGCCTATTGTGTTTCTTCACATATAGCTTTGGAGTATTGACTACATCCTCTGCATCAATGCTTTCTAGGTGCTTGCAGATGGCTTCATATGTCCTAGCAGCAGACCTGCAAAGACCAAAATAATCACTATCAAACCAAGAATGTTCCTTGTAGTAATCGGAGTCACTTAGCAACTCACGCAAAGCTTCATTGTCTGTGCCGTCAATGAAATAGTGAGTCTTGGTCTGGCGAATGATTGTCGGTGCAATCAAGTCGCGCTCACAATGGTCATCGTAAAAAACTTTGCCAATCTTAATAGTGTTCATTGTTTTTACCTTTCGTTTGATAGTGATATATAGCTTATATATGTAGTGTTTGCATAACGTCAAGCAAAAAAATAAAATGCCCGCTAATTAAGTCGAATTACCGCGCACAATATATTTACATGTCTATTACGGACTTGCTTGGAATCCACGTTGCACTTTGGCGATAGGGGTTCGTATCATCATCTTCTACATCATCAGCAAAAGCATTGTTAGGCAGCTTTGCACTGGCCTTCTGCCAAGCCAATTTGTTTGCTTCCTTTTCCCTTTCGTACACTTGATCCATTCCATGAATAGAAGAGCATCCAGCGTTTTTGCCCTCATACATGTAACGATAGTGTCTCGCCATCTTCGTTCTCCCTGTAAGTTTCCAACACTGCTTTTAGCAGCAGCTTCGATAACCAGAGCATTTGTTCTGGTTTCATGGGTTTGCGGTATTGAACTCCATCAATCGTAACCAGAATATGGTCAGGATATGGGTGAATCAAGATCTGCGGTGGGTGTTGCATTGCCAACTTCTCCCATGATCCGAGCTGTACCACGCCCAGTTACTGTTACAATCAGTACAATTCTTCTCCTTTGGCCCAGTCCTCCTCTGGTGGGGGATAACTTCGGATGCGGCTTTTTTCATCCTCTTTTTCTGCCAAGGGTCCGCATATTCTCCACAGTAATCTAGTAAGTCTTTCATGTTACACGTTGTCCCTTGCTGTTACAGGCTCATATTCACCCCGACTCATTGGTCCATTGACTGCACCGAGCCAGACCTTGCCGCCCGATGCGGTCAGTTGGAACTTATCAATCCGACCAGCCTGTTGTAGATCCCGAACATATTTCTCCAGAGTCTGTTTCCCGATCCCCTGCAATACTTCAGGAGCATCAGCATCCTCAGAGCGCTTATGCACACCGTTGTTGCCGCTCATATGCGTCAGAGCAACACCCTCGCGCTCACAATGGACAATCCAATCAGCCATTGCGTCCAGCTTCATCTCCAAAGCAGAGCCAGTGCTAAGAGCTTTAATCTCTTCGGTACGATCATTCAGCAGGCCCGTCATGCTATCCCGAACAAAATGCCTGATGTCACGAGAGGCAGGACCATTAGACTTGACGACTGCGCCATCAAAGCAGCTATTGCGTTGATATGGTAGGCCCAGACGTTCACATGTTTTCTTGCCCCGGCCCGAATCAACCTGCCACATAGCAAAAGATGACCTCACGCCGTCAACCAGAGCCGTTGTACCCCGAATCAAGTTACGAGCCTGCTCCGGTGTTTTGACCACTGCATCATCCTTAATCTTCGTCATGTGATGACAAACCAGTACAGATGCACCTGTTTCTGTAGCGATCCTAGCCAGCAGACCCGTAAGAGCGGCACCCGCAGCAGGGTCAGCATTTACGTCAGCGTGTACAAAAGATGCGAGCGGATCAAAGATAATCAGCTTCAGATTATTCATCTGTATGATTTGTTCGTAAATCTTCTCAAACTCTTCGGTTGTCCCGAACTCGCCCCCGACCTCATTCAAGATAGCAAACACACCACCCACATTGGGTAATGATACAATCTTCAGATCATTAGCGTAGTTGCGGCGCTCTTCAAAAGGGTCAAGTCTTTCGACCCTTCTGTGCATCTCAGCCTCATCATCTTCCGCAGTGAAGATCACTACGTTACCGAACTCTTTGACCAGCCCACCAAAAGCAGTAGTCATAGGCTTGCCTGATGCGATCTTCATGCCCATGTCCAGCGTCATCATGCCCTTACCTGCGTCACCAGCCGCAGCAAACAAAATGGGTACGCCCAACGGAAACGTGCCTTCAATCAAGAACTTTTGTTCTGGTGCGTGTCCCTCAAACCGACTGACAAGAAACGAATCATCCAGCAGGTTGATGTTTGTTTTAGTGATCTTTGCCTTAGTGTTGACAAAGTTTTCGATGTTGAAGCCTTCAGCCAGAGCGTCAGCAGCGTCCCATCCCTCTGGCTTGCCCATAGGCGGGGTCAGCATTGTGACCGACTTTGCACCAGCAGCTAAAGCCAAGTCCTGAATAAGATCAGCCAGCCGCTTGCCGCCTGTATCATTGTCAGGCCATAAGATTAGCTCTTTGCCTTGCAAGGGAGAGAAGTCAAACTGTGGCGCTGTTTTCTTCGTCAGCGCACCAGCTCCGCCAATTGTACATGTTGCTGTGTAACCTGCATGGTTTAAAGCATCTGCACATTTCTCGCCCTCTACCCATACAACACGATCAGATGCCATGATGTTTGGGATATTATACAGAGGCCTGATGTCAGGAAACTTAGAATACGCGGCCCCTTCGATGAAAGGCCTGAACTCTTTCTTTGGCTTGCCTTTAGTGTTGAGCATTGGGTTGCCAGCGATGTCCTTGACGTTGTAACGCCGAACAGAAACCAGCACCTCGCCGTCAGCATTTGTGTATACATACTCAGCGTCATACGGAGTATTCACATTATACTGCGGCTTAATTGGGTTTTCGATTGGTGCATTATCCCGAACAATTTGCGGCTCTGCGTTATCAAGATAGTCAGAAAACATATGCTTGATGTCTTGCATCTTCATGCCACGAGCTTCCATCAGGATCTTGACGATACCCCCGATGCCAACACCGCCATTAAAATCCTGACCTCGCATGAAATGCTGAGACTGTGGATCAATGTCGATCTTGAGCGATTGCCCCGGATCACCTAGTAGTGACCCGATGTAAAACGTTTTTCCATGGATGCGACCAGCAGGAAACGTGTCTTGCAAGATCCGAATTTGTTCTGTTCTTGGAACCTTACGAGAAATTTCTTCGACTAAATCATGTGCCGATCTACTAGATGTAGTATTGCCAAACCTTACCACACTCATTATATTGTACCTCATCAAGCATTGTTTTTACCTACGGGGTGGTTCACGCCACCCCTTCTTTTTCCCAGCAAGTGTTGCGGAACTCACACCACTTACATGCAAAGTAATCATCGTTTTGCGCCACACGAGGCAGCATCTCTTGTGCCTGCGTAGCTTTTATAATGTTTACCGCCTTATCGCTTGTCGCTTGCGCGAGAGCCGAATCAAACGGAACAAGCTCTATGTATATCTCGCTTGTGTTCTTGTTCAAAACAGTAAAACAACAAGGATTGTCTGACAGGTTCATGTAGGCCTGATACAGAGCAATCTGCGCTGCATATACTGGGTTGGCTTCTGCCACGCCTTTACGCACGAACTCTTTGAACTTTTTGTCAGAGGCAGACTTACACTCCCACAACATAGGGTATGCGAGGTGTACTGGACCACTACATATTACACCGTCAATATGTCCACGGACTTCGCCGTTAGCAGTCTCAAAGCCAAATTGTTCTCCTTGTTTATCTGTCCGCAGATCAAATCCAGCGTCACGGAAGTACATGATCATCATATCTTCGATGGTGTGACCTAGAGCAAATGTTCTTAATGTGTTGGCAGGAAACCCTTTACCTTCGTCAATTGTCATGCCGATATATCGGTATTGCAGCTTTCTTGAGCATGGATCGCCCAAAGATGATGCGCCAAGATACTTGCGCTTCGACTGCTTGCGCTCCTTTTCAATGACAGCCCGATTCAACTCAGCGATGATGTCTTCAGAATGGGATGTCGCAATCGAATTGTTCTGGTTTTCTGCCGTACTTGTTAAAAAGGTCTGCAAGGTGTTCTTCTGTGTAGACATCATCAATCCCTTCTACTTTCTGGATAACCAGAACAATTCCCACTACTTCGTCCATCGACAGATCTTGGAGTCGTTTATCCCACCCAACTTTGCCGAACAATTCTCCTACTTGCTTTAATGCACCGTCCTGCTCGCCCATCCTTCTGGCCCTTCTAAATCTCCAAATGTCGCGCAGTAATAGTCAGGATGACCCTGTATATCCACAACGACTTCGGCCCGAACAAAGTCATCTTCCTTGCCGATTATTAGTTTACAAAGCAGCTTAGTCACTGCTTCTTGCAATTCCTCTATGTTCTCTGGATCCCCACACATCATGAAGTATGACGCCTCCATGGAGACATTTTCTTTAAACAGTACGTTAAATGTTACTTCACCACGGTTCATGCGCTCTGCTTCTCTGCAACTATGTTGTAAACAATATTGTCTACAAATCTCTTGTTCCAAACATAATTGAGCATACAAGCAGCCCTGTACTTGGTCCAAGAAAAATCTAGTGCGCTTACCACTACGCCATGTTGTGCCAACAAATCTCTTTGCTTTTGACTAGGAGAGTCATTCAGCCAACGCTTTGTTTTGTTTGCAGTATCACCAGACTCATTCTGCCTCATGAAGTCATCAGCAGCCGCCATAACCTGACGCTTAGTACCGATGCTGATCACTCTGGTTTTGCCCTTGTTCTTCTTTACGATAGCCATGCAAAGGCCGTCCACTTCGGCGATAAGAGCAAAGCCATTAAAGCCTGCCGCAGCCAAACACGCGCCTGTGCCGAACAAGTCGATCCAACGGAACGGCGATCTGTTCATCAGATCGACCTCAGTAAGAATGAAGTCCTCTAAGATTTCTGCCTCTGGCCTTTCGATCTCATGACCGCAGATAGGGCATTCACGCACGTTAAGAGGGATTTCTGACTCACAGTTAGAACAAATCTTAACAGGAGCCTCGCCACTGCCATTTGCCTGTTGACCATCAAGATCAACAGCATCGTCAAGTGATCCGTGTGTCAACACAGACGTACCAAAGTCCATGACGATGCAATCTGATTTAACTACACCCGGAAACTCTTCTTGATCTACCGTGCGTAAGCCTCGACCAATCATCTGCACCATGGTGGCTTTATACGAACAGGGCCGCGTCAAAATGACGCATGACACAGGCGGAGCATCAAAGCCTTCTGTTAATACAGCAAC